TCATTTACTCTCTCCCTTGTTTTGTTTACTCTTCCCGCCTAAAATTTCAACCGCACTAGTTAATGGCTGTGGAAGCGGAATCCCCATACGCCCAGCGTTTTCTAAAATAGATAACAACTCATTCCCCATGAAGAAAAAGATGGTTGCTTCCCGAATTGCGCTGTTACTACCGATCGCTACGTCCAATTGGGCTGCCACTCCTACTAATAGGAACAACACTACCTTTTTCGCAATTCCTTTGAAACCCACTTTACTTTTTAACTGTCCGTTATATCCCGCTGCAATTACTCCTGTGATATAATCGACAATTGCCATCGTGACTAAAATCTGCAAGACTGCATCCCACCCTCCAAAGAAATAGCCACAAAAGCCTCCAAATGTGGTTACAAATATTTTTATCCATACATCCATTCGTTCCATTCTCTCCCTCCTTATTACATAAACCCGTTCATATTCAAAATCAAACTACATAACTCGCAACCAAATGACACGTCGCATTTGCTGGCGCTCCACTCACAAACAACCCGCCACCTTTTTGAATCGTAAACTCTCCTGCGGTTGTAGAACCGGAAATAATCACAACCGAAAAGGCAACATCCTGCGGCGGGCGAAATCCTTCTGGAAGTGTTGCAAAATTCACCACGTTCTTGGGATTTCGTATGGAACCCATTACCGTTACCAGCCCACCTGTTTTCTTATATTTCAGTGGCCTATCCGGTACAACTTCTACTCCTGTTGTTTTAAGATTTGTCCAATTTGTATCAGTTGCTTGTTTAAGACCACCACTAAATGTAACTTCGCCTGTAAAGGTTCCTCCTGTCTTTGGAACAATTTCTGACACTAATCCTAATCGAGACCACTCGGACCACTTACCACTGTTATTCACTCGAATATAGGTTTCATTCCAGTTACCTAATAACGTAGCTTTTTGAACAAGTGCTGCACTTGTTGCCGACTCTACAGAAACAAACCATGTATAGATAGAATTGTCAGGCGTATTTTTAAGTTGACTTCCTACATAAGAACCAGATTTTACGATTGTATTTAAATCTGTATCAGGGGCTAAATCGATACTGGTTCCATCATCATCGGTAATCTTCCACAATTGATACTTCTGTCCTGTAACGGCCGCCGTTAACTCCTTAATTCGTTTATTTGTTTCATCAATTTCTTTCCTATACCCTTTTACCATTTCAAGAACCTGATCAAACTCTGAAATATATGTCTCAGATTCTATATGTCCTGTTAATGCATCATGTAAGGAAATCACCAAAAAGTCTTGTGTTGTCGCTCGGAATGTCTTGTCCTTTTCAATCGAAAAGAAAGATCGCTTCACCTGACCAGGTGCACTAAACACCTCGGCTGGGAACGTATATGTGAAATACCCCTTTGCGGCATCTATGATATTTACTCCCTTTTCATCCCGTATGGCGGTATCATCCGGCTTCACACACTCATAAAAAACCGTAAGGTTCGTGAGGGGACAAGGTTCACCACCATTTTTAATGTAGACATCTACCGTATTACTTTCCAAATCCCCCATACGCCCCGTTACGATTAAACTTGTATATTCGTATTTGTCTTTCTGAATATCTAGTACGAATGTTGTTTTCAAGGCGTTGTCTCCTCACTTGTTGTTTCCTCTTCCTCGGGGTATTGGCCCACTAAATTGAAATAATCTGTTGCGCACATCTTCTTTTTGGCGAATCCCATATCTAATTCATACAACCGTGAACCACGCCCACATATTTCACACAGTGTCGCAATGCGAAAACAAATCGTTCCGTCCACAATTTCTCCCCACACTTCTACTTCGCTCACACCCATCGGTATACCCGCGTTTTTTAACATATCTGCTGGAACCGGAACGAAAACGCCATCTTCCGTTCTCTCTATATCCACCAATTTTCCTAAAAATGGAGTCGGTTCTCCATCTTGTAAACGTTGTGCTTGTAATTCTTTATATCCATCCATATCCCTTACTCCTCTCTACCCTAATGCATTAAAATGCCATCCATTTGCGTTATTCACATAAAATCCGATGCCACGATTTCCATCTGTAAAACGAAGATGTCCCCACTGCCCGTTTGCGTTCCCTCCCAGATTAATACCTTGCGTCGCTCTGATGTAGCTGTTGAATTTCACATCTACTATGCCACCAATATCAAATGTTTTTCGATCTCGCGCTACCTGTATTAAGCCTTGACCGTTCCCAAATTCAAGTCCATCAATCGGCATTGTTCCTGCATACACCTCTGCACTTTGCGCTTGCCATTCATACATAGAAGGATATCTCCCCGTGACAAGTTGGATACCTGATACACAAACCGCCGTTCCTTTTGCGATATCACCATCTGCTGACTCTACTTTCACCACAATGGCATGCTCGTGAATGTTGTAGCTCTTCGGTACAGTAAATGTGAAAGCTCGGCGCTGAATCTCTCCATAAAAGGTACTCGGGGCATCAAATGATATTTTTTCTTCATGCCAGATATCATAATGGACGTTATCTCGATAGGTCACAAAACAAACATGTAACTGCGGTTTAGCGGTGACTCTCGTGCCGTTAATCGTAGCGCACCTGAAATGCGCGGATAACGTGTATATGCTATTGGGGTAAATCCCGTTTTTCACTGTGGTTTCTGGATAGTTATACCGATCTACACGCGTCGCATTCACCATACGTTCATAGTTGAAATTCAATGTGTTATTCTCTATGACTACATTCCCTTGTGGCCTCCAAAGCCTTCCTGATTCAAAATGACTATAGTTAGGGTTACCATCCATGACTGGTTTCGGCACACTGGAAAAATCATGGTCAATAATGAGATTTCTTTTGGCGATCACTGTCGTTTTCAAACCTCTTTCATCTTCATATAAGAAATCCAACATCTTGGCATTCACACCATCTTTCCCGATGGCGACTTTGTCATTTTTAAGCCACACTTTATCCACGTCAATTGGAATGCCCTCTTGATTGTTGTTAATTGCATCAATGATGTCATCTTTTTTCACGGTATCTTTATAAAAGTTCAGCATTTTATTGTACATCCTGCTGAGCTCAGCGTTCGGGTCTGTGATTTCTCGGTAATCCCCGAATATATACTTGTCTTTCGTCGGGTCTGTAAACGACTCATCCCCTGCGATAACACGCGCTTCCAAGTACAATTCCGGCGTAAACCCTGTATCTTTGATTCGAATGGTATCTCCTTCATCTACTAACTCATGAGATAAACCAAATACTCGTCCGATTGCTTCCGCTTCCACCTCATAAGAGACTGATGCATTGGCTCGTTTTCTCATCTCAATTTGCATTAACGTTAAAAGACGCTGTGGTGACATATCTTGGTCTTCTGTTTCCGGTGAATAAAATCCAAACTTATGTTGGCCTTGTTCATGCCAACGCTGAAACGCATCTTTATCAACAATGTATGGGATTCCATTGTTGATGCCCTCAATGGTAATGAGTTCGTCTCCTTCACCTTTGACAAAGCCCACAAGGGCTGTACAGATCTTCTGAGAATTTTCTATCCGCCTGATTCCTCTTAAATCCTTTCCCAGCTCTACCTCTTTCCCTGCGTCTCTCCCTCGCTTCTTCACCATATCCACATAGCGACCTACAATGTGAGGACCAGCAATTTGCACACGGTATTGAATTTCTAATTCAAAAAGAGCAGCGATATCTGTTAAGAATTTCAAAGGGTCAATAAATGCATCAATGGTCATCGTATGGAAACCTGCATACTCCGTTCTACCACGTTTCCACTTTGTCCCGACTACAGCCATATCTATGAACTGATTGACAGTCTGACTTTCAATGCGTTGTGGGTTAATGATGTTTGCTTTCGCTAATTGGATCCATTCCCCTGATGCATATACCGTAATCGTTCGGTCTTCTGAATTCTTCTCCGTTTCCGTGATAACATAAGGAACCATGCGACCTCCTCTGACTTCTTTGAGCACCAGATTTTGTTGCATGAGTGTAGCAGCCTGTTCCGTACCATCAAATACGGTGAACTCCAATGTATCTATATTGTGTTTGATTTCGAAATGACGAACGTCGTCCCAATAATCTTCCGGCCCAATGACAGATACAATTTGTTCGGTTTTAAAATCCACAACATGTAGTTCTCCACTCGGTGTCCTCATCTATATCGCTCCCTATATGTCACTTTCGCCTTTCCGATATTCGGGGGCATGATTTCTAACTTATTTTTCCCTCTCTGAATGATAGGAAAGCTACTAAACAAGTCCTTTATATTTCTCGCACTTTTCCCCTCGATCGTGACCGCCCTTCGCTCTGTATCTATGACGATTTTGTCACCTTTATCCGCGATGTACGGTAAGTTTCCTTGTGTATTCATATTGACCTTCCATATTTTCAAATCATCAATACTCATGTCTTGGCAAAACATGTTGTTGGAAAATTGGCAGATACTAATTTGAACTTGAGCGACTTTACTCATATTCACTTTTTCTTCATCTACCCACACAACAAATCGCTCCGAATCATCCATCTCTGTCCCTGGTAAGAATTTAGAAATATACGCTTCCCACCTATTTCCTGTTCGAGCTAACCACAAGCGTCCTCTGAATTGATTCCAAGTAGTTGGATAATCACCCGACTCATTAATGAATACCTGCCCCTTCGGTTTTGTACGGTTTCCAACGGAAGCAAATCCAGTGTTTTGTTCCGCTTCCCAATGTACATCACTCATCGAAATACGAGTCACATAATCACCGTTTTCATCCAGAAGACCAATCTCCACACGTCCCATTTGGTCCCAGTGCCAACTTCTTACGCCGACATACGCTTGCATAATAAAGTCTTGTAAAGGACCCTGTGGTATATTTTTCTTCGCAATACAACCGTGCCATCCTTTAATAGAAGGCTCTCCCAAATACTCAGGGATGAACCTATATCCATCTGATTTAAACTTACCGCCTCCCACCATATCTTCACTTTTCGCAACGTTCGTCCACCCTACAGTTGTTGACATCTCATCCCACATCACACGTTGATTTCGCTCGACTGGGACTTGATCCGCCTTCAATGGATATCCGATACGGAAGTAATCCTCACCATTCCATACATCCAAGAATGTAGATGGTTTCTCCACTTCCACTTCAATGATTGGATGGGATTGTACGGTACCTTTGTTCGTAACGTTCGCAATCAGCCCTCTACCATCAAGGGCGAAATCTACAGATTGCTTAGTTCCTAATTTATAAGGCATGGCACAAATAAATGTGAGGGTTCCTTCACCGAGGTTGACCAATTGATCGGGGTCAAATGATTCATCGATTACCGCCAGGTATGTGCGGTCTCTTTCATCGTCGAAGATAAGTTCTTGAGGTTGATCGGTAATTAACCAATCCGCTATTTCTTCTTTTAATTTCTCAGCTTCTTGGCGTGAATCGTACAATAAGGCGACAGGGACAATGATTTTCCTCATTTTTGTTTGGGTGCGTATCAGTCTACCGCCTGGATAATGAGGAACTTCCAGAAACGTACGCTCCAATGGAGCCCATGCAGGACGCTTTACACCCTGCAAGGGAACAACATGATGATTTCTTTTTCCATTAAATTGAAAGAAACTCAAACTACATAACATGACTATCACCTACTTTTTAAATGCTTTATGTCTTTCTTCTTCTCGTTTTTGAAGTTCTGCAATATCTGAGTATGTTTCTCTTGCAATCTCTCGTTTACCAAGGTTCACAACTAATTCAATCGGTCTATGAGATTGTTGTTGATACATCATTTGTGGCATCGTTTGCGCTATTTCTTGTCCGATACGTCCAAGAGTACTGTCACGAAGTGGCAAAACCGCTTCATCGTAGCCTTTTGCATCGCCAACACCGATAAGAGTCGGCATACCTGGTTTCACAAGTGCACCTTTCGCTGCCCATTTGATATTGAATTTCGGAAGTCCTTCTGACATCCAATTTAAGGGGTTCAGCGAGCCACTTGTTGTGATCTGTGGTGTCGGAATCTTCACGCCACTAAACATGTTTTTTACACCATTTTTAATCTTATCAAGCCAGTCCTTCACACCGTTCCAAGCGTCTTTAAATGGATTGGCGATGGCATCTTTCACTTTTTTGAATGTATCTTTGATGACCTTAAATATCTTTTCGACACTCTTGAAGATGCCTGTAAACATATCTGAAAAGACTTTTTCAACAGCTTTCCATGCTTCTTTAAAAAGCCCCTTCATCTTACTTCCAATTTTAGCGACAATACCAAGTACCTTTCCTACACCCCATAATTGGATAAAGTTCCAAATGAATTGCCAAGCACCAGAAAGGATTTGCTTAATCCCTTCCCAAACACCTTTCCAGTCACCAGTTAACAGAGAGGAGAAGACCTTAATAAGTCCCATAATGATATCCAGAGCGCCACTGATCACTCCTTTGATGTTCTCCCATACGCCCTTAATGATTCCAAAGACAATCGGCATGACAACACTAATGACACCTTTGATAAATTCGAACGTATTGCGAACAGCTTCCATAATTTGTTCGCCATTCTCTTTCCAGAACGCAGCAATCTTTTCTATAATTCCATTTACGAACGACATAACATCCGTAAGCAAGGGCATCAAGTGCGGTGCGATAGACTCAAATACACCCTTAATAAAGTCCCAAGTAGCGCTAATGATTCCCATAACCACTGGGGCAGCAGCTGATATGAGAGATTGTACATGTTCTATGAAGTTACTAATATGCATCTGAACATCTTGGACGAACATTTGAATGTCCGCTTTCTTTTCTGGTGAAAACCCTAACTTATCTAAGAGATTTGAAGCGGCTCCCCAATCACCAGCAATCAGGCCTTTCATGGTTTCTACACCAAACCTGACCCCTTCCGTAATGCTTTGTATCATTTGAATAGACTGCGCAGAAAATCCTAATTTGGTGAGAATATCATATCCCTTTACCATTTCGTTTCGATCTCCCGCAGCAGCTTGCCACATTGCTCCCAAGGCCTCCGCTATCTTCTTTACCCCTGCGGTATAAGAATCCAACGGAATGATAGATTGAATAAACAGATCTACCCCTTTTACTGCGTTAATCGCACCTTGCAGGATGGCGTATAGTGCAGGAGCAATAATCGTGAATATCGTAATTCCTAAACCTTCTAATTTCGATTTAAATTCATCCCATTTACCAGATAAGTTATTCGACATCGTGTCTGCCATTTTCTTAGCCGCACCATCAGCATGAACCAATCCATCTGTTATTTTTCCTAGCTCTTCGCCACCAACTTTCATTAATGCAGCCCAATTTTTAAATGCTTCTGCACCAAATAAAGTGGATAATGTGGCTGCCTTCTGTTGGTTCGTCATCCCTGCTGTTTTCTGCTCTAATTCGCCAACAATTTGAGGTAATGGTTTGATCTTTCCTTGAGCATCAAAAAATTCTAAATTCAATTCGCTCATAACCGTTTTCATTTCTTTCGTCGGCTTCGCTAAACGGCTTAAAGAGGTACCCCATGCTTGCCCTGCAACAGATCCTTGTAATCCGGCATTTGCCATTGCCATCATAGCGGCCGATGTTTCTTCCATGGTAAAACCGACAACAGATGCTGAACCGGAAGCATACTTCATCGCTTCACCCATTTGCTCTACGTTTGTATTCGAGTTCGCAGCAGCCTTTGCTAATACGTCGGCAGCGTGACCGGCTGTATCGGCTTTTAACCCGAATCCAGACATGATATTGGATGTAATATCAGCTGCTCTACCTAAATCTAATTGACCAGCAGCAGCTAAGGACAACATACCCGGCATGGCTTTCATAATGTCATTGGTCTTGAATCCTGCCATCCCTAAATATTGCATACCTTCCGCCGCTTGAGAGGCGCTAAATTTTGTTTCTGAACCCATTTTTTTAGCTAATTGAGACAGTTGCTTCATGTCTTCACCCGATGCATCCGTCACAGCTTGTACAGCAGACATTGTTTTTTCAAATCCCGCTCCGGCAGATATAATCCCGCCGAATGCAGCACCTACTCCTACTGCCGCTCCAGCCATACCACCCATAAGTAAGGCTGCACCACCGATAGAGCCACCCAGCTTACCAAATACACCGCCTAAGCTCCCAAACTTACTTCCCATACTCTGAGACGTTTTGGAGGCATGTGCATCTAAATCCTTTAACCCTTTCCGTGCCTTCTCATCTTTCAAGAACACGGAACCAAACATTTTAAATACTTCCATGTGCGTTACTCACCACGCATTTCTTTGAATCGATTTGATATATCGGCCGCGCGTTTGAGGATTCTCTCCTTGTCTCCTTCTGTCATGCGGCTATTTTGTTTCTGCTGACTTGTAGAAAACGCTTCTTCATACGGAATGATCTTTCCACTAAAAGCCATAACGGGAATGTGATGGAGCCAAGTTTGAAATCTTCTTTCTTCCATTTGCTTATTCTTAGCCTTGTAATAGAGGGAAAACACCTCGTGGATGGATAAGGAGGAGATATAGGACATGTCACTATACCTTGCCGCTAATGTATCGATAACGTCTATCTCATCAATGTCATCGCAGCTTTGAGACCATTCAAAAAACCCAGTAAACCTTCATTTTCTTTTATGTCTTCTATTACGTTTTGTAAATCAGCATGTTGTTTTACATCTTCTTTCTTCACACCGTACAGATCACCGAGCCACTTATAAAACTCTGTTTCAGCGTCCCCTAAATTGATTAACACTGTGTAAAAAAACTCTGTACCGATATTGATTTGTTCCGCCATCAATTCTTTCTCTTCATTGGCAGGAATTTTCTCTGCACCATATTTATCAATTAACGCCTGCGCTTGTAATGAAATTTGCATCCCGCGTTGAAAAAATGATGTGACTTCTTCTTTGATCCCCATCTTTTTTAAGATACGAGAAAATGAAAACGTGTCTGAAAAGCCTAACTTACGCATTGTTTTAATTTCTTGATTGACTTGAATTGCCATATGATCCATCTCCTTTTATATGAAGGAAAGGGGGAAAACCCCTTCCTATTTCTTTTCTAACGTTTTGATCTTACTTGACGCTTCAGGTGGTAAATCACAAGTGAAATCTTTTCCTCCACCCTCAATCCAAATTTCAAATGGTGCCTTGTCTAAGTCGCATGGGTCACGATGACCAGTAAATGTTGCCTCTGGTGCCGTTTCATCTCCGCCTTCAAAAGCCGCTTCAATCGCGCTATCATTCAGTGCGTTCAGTACCATGATGATTACATCGCGGCCATCCATTGTTTCCCCCACAAAAGTAATATTTTCAAGATAAGAATCCATGGTTACTTTTTCACGAGAGGTGATAACGGAATACGATTTCTGTTTTCCATTTACAGTCTTTTCAATTTTTTCAACTTCTGCACCCGGGAAGAAGTTCACTACTTTTTTCGGATCGAAGAATTCTAGTAATCCACCGGTTTTAAGCTGGGTCTTTGACCCAACAATCCGTTTAAAACCTTTTGTATCACCCTTTGAGCCGTTATATTCTATTGCTTTAAATTCGGGTTCATAAGAAAACGAACCTCCACCTCGTAACGCGCCTAATGGAATCTCTTTATCTTTGATTCCAAAATTCATAATGATTGCCCCTTCTCCTAATACAAGGGCATGTGGATTTGGACTTGGTGATGCCATCTGCAAAACCTACCTTTCTTACATGTTGTAATGTCTCACTTTGAAACGAACTTCTTTCACTCGAATTTGCTGACCTTCGGCTGGAATATCCGCCCGCCCCATATAATCAACTGCGATGCTCATTGGGGCACATTGAGTTCTTAACGCTCCATTCAAAATAGATTGTTTGATCTTCTCTGACGCTTCATCTTGAATCAGATAGTCCGCTTCATGGCTCCAAATATGAACCGTGAATGTAAAATCCTCTCTTACTCTTGATACGGCATCAGATTGACTCTCGTACACGACATAAGGGAGTTTCATGACTTCCTTGTCGGCTTCCCTGTAATACACATCCGCTTCATACGGTTCAAATACTTCTTTTAAAAACACATCTATAAATTGTATTAAATCTGTCATTTCATCCCGCCTTTCATAGCGGCTATCATAATCCGTCCCACTTCTGATTTATGGTTCTCACCAGCGTTCCGGAATGCTTTCGTACCCTTTTTCCCTCGCGTTCGAAAGAACTTACCTGTTCGCTTATCTTTGTACACCCACGGTGTTTTCCTACCGCCTTTTTCAGCGTGAATACCTGTTCCAAACTCTTCATAGATGGCATTTTCATTGTTGTTATAGATAACACCCTTAGGGATATTCCCAGTAAAGCTAACCTTTGTTTGAAACCCTCTTGCGGTATCCCCACTTCTCTTTCTTGAGTAAGTCGCCGCATTCCCTTTGATATACTCCGCCCCACGTTTGACCGCAAGTTTTTCCGCCGCCTGCATCTTTCGTATAGCTTTATCGAAATGAGACTCATACCGAAAGCTCATCGATTTTCATCTCCGTTTCTTCCAGCGCTACTTCCAAATGACTATCCGCACTCATTGGATTCGATACTTTTTTCACACTGTAACGCTTCGTTTCCGTTACAATCACGTCACCTTTTTTTATGTCAGTTGGGAAACAATACATAACAGCACTGATATCGTCCGTTACTTTTTGTTGACTCATTCCTATATCGACACCTTGTAACGTTTCATCCACAACACCTTTAAAAGTAGATAATTCTTTATAGTTACCTCGATCATACGGACCAGAGCTCTTTCCTTTTCGGTATACGGTTACATCGATACCAAATCGCTTGATGAATCGACTTATTCCTCTGGATCGCATAATGTTCTCAGCCTCTTTCTTAACCCTTTTAACAAATGCTTCGGGTATTGTTCTTCGTCGGTTGCGTAGGTTACGTTGCTTGAGCCTAACCGCTCGCTTTTCACGCCATCTTGCTTGTCTTCATCTGTAGAAAATAAATGATAACCTATGAGTCTAATAGCAATAATTTCATAGTCAGGTGGATAACCACGTTTGAAGTCGTTTCCTGTATATCTGCGGATAAAGGAGTCTACCATGGGGATAAACATTTCGATGAGCTCGTCTTGCTTGTTATCTGTCATACGAAGGATTTTCTTTACGTTATCTTTTGTTGTAATCATGTGTTACCTCCTTAAAGAGGATAGAGAGCCGAAGCCCTCTATTACTTAGATTTCACGGCTGATTTTGTTTCTCCACCACCGCTAGATTCTTTCTTTTTGTGGACATAGATTGCATCTTTCTTATTTTTAAGTACAAATGCATCGAAGTATACTCGGCCTTCTGCAAGAGAACCAGAAATACCAGGAGGATCTTTATGAAGACGATATTCAGCAAGTTTAACAGGGGCAACCGTCGCGGATTTATGACAGATGATGAAGTTCGCACCATTCAATCGTTTAGAAGGAACTTTTACGATAGGCATGCCGTCTAATTCGGCTACTTGTCCTTTGAATACGATTTTTGATTGCGCTAGATCAGAAGCTTTTACATAACCATCAGATAGTTTTAAGTGTTTAATAAATGCCGCGTCTGTAAATAAGACTCGATTTTCCGGTACTTCTGCATCATCTAATACCTCAGTACCTGTTACAACCGCTTCATATACTGTTTTAGCTGTTAATTCACCTTCTACAACATGGCCTGCATGTTTCACCATTTGTCCAAAACGGTACGTATCTACATGCGGAATTACTACTTCTTTAATTTGACGAGCTAAAGCTTGTCCAGCTTTCATTTCCGTTTCTTCTTCATTCATTTTATCGATTGTAAATGTAAAAGATTTATCTTGCGTTAAAGTAAGCTCTTGTAAACTGTTCTCTAACTCTTCTGGTGTACCAAAACGACTTAAACCCGCGCGTTTATAGTCTCCCAATGGCACTACATCTACGGATGTAACTTTAATCGTAGCCGCCCCTGCCCAATCGTAATCATTATTTACCCCTGGCGTTGAAAGAGCACCTGTTGTAAAACGTTCATCAATCTTCTTAGCAAACTTCGTTGTTAATTCAATTGGCATATATACTCACTCCTATTCATTCCAAGCTGCATCGAATGCCGCTTCGACTTTGTCTGTTGTTTCTTTTTCTACTTTTGGTGTTTTCGGTGTCTGTCCAGCTAACTTTCCTTTTACAGCTGTAGACATTTCACTATTCCAATCCGTAATAAACTCATGTACCGCTTGTGCTGTCGCTTCCTCATCCTCACCAATCAAACGACTAGCGAAACGAGCTGGAACACCAGCATCTTGTAACATACTTGTCGCATGGTCTTTTAATTCCGCACGACGTGCCTTGGTTTTATATGACTCATTTTCTTTCTTGAGGTCTTCCAGCTCCTGTTGTCTGCGCTCTTCATCCGTCATGCTTTTACGCTGATACTCTTTGTCAGCTTCTTCACGTGCTCTTTTCGCCGCACGCTTCTTCTCTTTTGCGATGAGTGCATCCACATCAGCTTGCGTGAATGTTTTTTCAGGTGGATCATTAGGATTATCTTCTGGATTATTTGTATGATCTGTTTCTTTGTTATCATCTGGATTCGGGTCATCGTCTCCAGCAAAGTGTTGTAAATCACCAATCGATAAACGAAAATTTTTTCGTTCTTCTGTAAATGTTTTCATCGTATTCCCTCCATTTATAGCCCGTCAGCTTTCGATTCCGCGTGTTTAACGTCCACCAGTACGACGAGTGTTACACGAAAGTTACATATCTCTATCTGGAATTGTTTTTCCTATGAAATTTATTAGCAATCTTCATTGTTAGTAACGCTGGCCACACAGGTGTGAAGATACAAATAAGAAATAGCGTTACGACAATCGTAATCATCTCTTTCCCTGACTCTCCCTCAATATCTTTCAACGCCTCACGTAAAGCAGATTGCATTCCAAAAGAAACGTATATCATTCCAACAATAAAATAAGCTAACAACCATAGCATTTATCCCAACCTCGTTCCTACTTCAAGAATTGTTTCTTATATTCGTTATACGTCATCTCAGGCTCATCCACTTTCACACTCTTACCCGTATTATCCCTTACCCAACGATACTTAGGACCACTCACACCCTCGAAATACGGTATCGGCAACGTTCGGCACCTTGGATGTAACGGGGGATAATTGTAACCCACACTCGCATCATCACGGTTATACACCTTCCCTGTATCTAATGAGCGACATTTCGGTGATGTCCGGTGGTCAAACGTAACATGAAGCTTGTACTGGTCAAGCTCAGCTTCACCAAAACTATCTAAAGTAGATTGGTTGTAAAAGTAAGATGACTCTGTGTGCACAAGCGTAATTGCATGTTTCATTTCCACATTCATCTTTTTGGCTAATCGTTCAGATACTTCATCCGCATGAAGCCCTTGGATCACACCTTGCGTCAATTCTTCTCGTAACACCTGTAACAACTTCTTTTTGTTATTCCAAATACGGTTTGAGAAGTTCTCTCCGCTCCAAGGATATGAGAGGATATCTTTAATCATCTTTTCGTTTAGGATGTAAACAGGTGTTTCAATCCCTAGCTTCAGAAACTCATATTTGCTCCGTAACAACGTTTCGGTGTAAACGGTTGTCATTTGTTTACGGATAGCCTTCTCATCCTGTATCGCTTGGTCTGATAGCATCCTCAGCATTTCGGATGTGATGGCGTCTAAACAAGTGACTTTCGCTAGATTAATATGTTGCTTGATTTCCTGTTCCATCGAATCCTTTATAGTTGAATCTACCTCGCTTAAATGGTCGAGATAGTCAGTTAACCCCTTTTTACGTATTTCACGTTCTGCTTTACTCAAGACCTCGTTTAATTTGCTGTAATCAAAACCCTTTTTGGTGAGGTAAAGCCGCATCTCTTTGTTCACTTCACGATAGGCGCGTAAATAGGATGCTTGTAACCGTCTCTCTAGTTTCTTGGCTTCTTTATGCCACTTTTCTTCGAGTTGCTCGGCTCGCTTTACCCAATATTCCTCAATCGTCGGCATCTGTATCAGCTACTTCGTTTGAGTCTTTTTCATCTTCGAGATTCTTATATCCGTCATACACTTCGTCTTCCTCTTGTTTCTTCATCTCCATGACTTGTTTCACATCTTGGATAAAGGATAGAAGGGATAATAATACCTCTTGTGGTAACGTACTCTGTAGTTTTGCTACCAGTTCAGCCTCTTCCAATAAGTTAGGCGGTAAATTCGGATTAAATTGAATTTTCACATCACGATGGTCAAAGATATCACTATTCGTCATTCCTACATACTTGTTAATAAAGTCTAATCGGTCTGTTAGAGCCTTTCGGAACATACGAACCCTTTGTCCCCTCACCTGTTCTAATGCGAGGAGCTTGTACTTAATTGCAATCCCTGAAAGGTTGCTACCAAACGACTCATCACTCATATCTGGAACGAATGAGAATTTGTGAATATCATCTTTTAATCCTCTCTTCACATTTTGAGCAAAGGTGTCATTCACATTCTTAATGAGCCAGTCTGCGTCGCCATCTTCATCAAGAAGAAATACTTTATCATCCTTAAGTTTTTGGATATCTTCTCTTTCTGTATCAGTCATGTTACGAAGCTTTAAAAACGCATCTGTAAAGTCGGATAAATCCTCTACATTCCCTGATACAGCGTTATTATAGGCATCCATCAGCGCGACGCAATCTTCCCATTCCCCAAGCTCAAACTTATTGTTTTTGTACTTAATGATCGGTACTCTCTCAAACCCATGCGGTACTTGTTCCACTAATTCATACGGAATATCCGCATCCGTCTTTTCAGCTGTTTTATGAATGAACTCATATGTTGCACGCTCTGTATTGTCATATACATCCATGCGGACTTTATACTCATTATCTTTCAGAAGCGTTTCAGAGAAGATAATCGCATCTGTAATGTGTGGTTTTACCATTCCGTCATCCATGACGATGACATTTCGAGGGTCTAAATCGATAAAGTTATATTCTCCTCGTTCATCGAAGTATTGGAGCTCATAGGCTACTCCATAAATCGAGCAGTTTACTGCGTTGTCATAGTTCACTGTTTCTTCATCATTGTCTTCCAGGATATTTAACGCCTTTTCAAATTGAGGCTTGGAATATACATACGAAACGGGAGAGCCGAGGAAGTAACCTGTGGAAATTGTAGTGATGTATTTCGCAAAGTTGTGCACAATGCGGTATGTTTTGTTGCCCTTACGCTCTTTCTTCTTCATGATTTCATGTTCACCGACATAATAGTCATGAAGCTTTTGCAATCGCTTGAACGCTTTGTCTTCCGTTTTAAAACGGGTGTATTGTATTCTTGCTTGTTCGAATGTTAGCAAAGTATCACCTCCTATAATCCTATTAAGGATTTATTAAACGACTTCAACTTGCCGCCTTTTTTGATATACGGTTCAAGTGAGTATCGTAGTGCATCCATCAAGTGGTTAAAGCTTCCTACTGGCTTATTTAATCTCTTACCAGTCTTTTTATCCGTATCGAAAATGTAGTTGTTAATTTCCTTATAAAAGTTTTCACATTTAGGATGGATAAAAATCTGGAAGTCCTGTATAAATTGCACACCATTCATGATGGAGTCCTTACCTTTTCTAGAACCTCTTATGCCTCTTATCCCTAAAGACTTCAGCTCATCGTTGTCCTTGGGGTTAGCGCAATCCGCAACGATACGCTCCTTGTTATATCCCTTTTCCTCTAACACACTAGCAATCCTTTTATTGCTCATACCATTTTCATAATGTTCATCGAAGATGTATATGATTTGATTTTCCAGATCGACGAGAGAACAACATAAGGCAGTCGGGTCATTCGTATACCCATAATCCAAACCGAATGCACTCTTAATATTCGCGCGTCCTCTGATTTCTTCTATATCGAAATCTTTCTGTTTGAACTTCTCATACACAAGCCCATCAGCTACGCCCCATTCTCCGTCACAAACGATTTTTGCCCTTCGAGGATTCTTGGTATACAAACTCTCATAACGCGCTCTATCCTGTTCGTCTAACCACTCATTACACTTATAAGTAGTGGTAATCGCGAACGTATCATATGCTTGCGTATCTTCATCAAAGAAGTAAGACTTGAGCCAATGGTTTTCACTCCATGGGTTGAATGTCACCGTAATCTGTTTAAAGAAATCTGGCGAGTCATACTTACCACGAATCGATTCAACAACTGTTTCAAATTTATGTTGGTCTTCTATTTCATACGCCTCCTCAAACCATGCCCAGCATAATATACCCACATCAACCGTAATAGATGTGATTTTGAGAGGATCATCTACAATTATGTTACGAATATACCGTTGCCGTATATCCTCTTTATGTTTCCATAAAGTTCAGACTATATCTTCACTCAATCGAGTGCTCCCTGTTTCGAATTCACTTGAATCCTACTCTACTCACTAAAAAGATAGACATATCTAATTGTTTTGGATAGTCGTTACACGTTATTAATCGACATATTTGAAGAAGTGTTTCTTATTATTTATCCAAGTAAAAGGTTTCTCTCCTATCAAAACATTACTTATAGTGGTTCGCCCCTTCTTATAATGATCGGCACACTCTGTAACTGTCCTAAATTCTTTTCCATCATTGAGACAAACAACATTTCTGCTTCTAGGATTATAGAACAGCTTTCTGTTTTCTCCCGGCCGTTCGTTTTTGATTGTTTTTACATATTTATAGTAGTATTCCTCTTCCAGTTTTAGCATCTCTTCTTTGTCGCGAGCACAATCACACCAAAGTACCTCTACATCTTTGTATAAGGTTAATTTTTCATCTCTCATATACCTATGAATACGATTTGGACGTTTCCTTCCTTCTAATTGCTCTCTATGTTCTTTCAGTCTAGCAGTTGGTCTTGCTGTACTACCTACATAAATGATTTCTCCACTACTCTTTTCCTTAAATAAATAAACTAAATACATGACACCCCTCCTCTACGTATATATCATGTTCAAATAAGTCAATTAATCTTCGCTCGGTATCGCCCTCGGCTTTACGTTAGGGGGTTCACCGAATTAAGGGAGTTTTACGAGGGCCATCTCTTAACCCTCGAAATAAAATCTTTTGTCCAGTTGGTATATATGTGATTTCTGGCATGGATTCGTTAAACTTGAATAGATGTTTTACCTTCAGCCGGTTAATCGCCCATTTGAAATCTGTATAACAGGATTGTTTTAACGTATTGGAGAATCTACGGACAACTAAGATGTTGGCCCAAGGATATTGCATGAGCCTTTTTGTGAGGTTGATTACGGTGGTTTTGGACTTCTTAGAGCCACGTGAGCCCTTACAGACCCGATAGAAGTTCTTAGAATGCCAGAAACGATTATAGCCCTTCCCGATGACTTCACGAAAGTTAATTGCGGGTTGTACATTTACTGGTGCTTTATTCATCTTCATCAACCGGCACATCATCGACAAATGTTGGTACTGTGATGGAAACTTCTTTCTTCTCTGTCCACATCATGTAGCGTTTTCCAAGGAGTTCTCCAGCCCGAATAATATCTTGGTCTTGAGGATAAACAGTAATTTCATCATAAGACTCATACTCTATCCACTTCCCCTCTTTATTCTTTGTTTTACTCATACGAGGTCTTTTCAGCACCCTACCTTCTCCTCTTAAAACACTTGTCAGACGCTCTAACACCTCTTCTTGCGATGCAATAACAGGACTTCGAATAGCTTCCATATGCTCTCTGACATATCGCTCAATCTTAGGATTTCTTAGTAGTTTTTTCCCCTCTACTCCAGCTACGTTATCATTTTTGTGTGAGTACCCAGCTCGTTTGTAAGCCTCAGTTGCATTTCCTTTTTCAATATAGTAATCACAAAATCTTTGTTGCTTAGGAGTTAATCTCATTACATATCACCGTCCCCCTCTCATAGTAACTTGTATAACAATATAGCAGAGCAATAAAAAGCAACGCTGTTGCGCCGCTAAATATGAAGTGTTCATACCTCTTTGAACCGAGGACATCGAAATTGGATATCCATTAATCTGGGGAGTAACGTGGGGTTCCTCGGCTCAAGGAGAGGCGAAACCCTCTCCCTCGTTGGTCGGACCCTTACTTACGTTTATCGTGAGTAAACTATAATCAATTGCCCTACCCGAGTGTTTAGAGAAATCAAGAGTCAACATACAACACCGTTTCCGCGATGTGTCTCATTGACACTTTCATTATAAAACATAAAATGCATGCGTGATTCCTGACTTTTTCCTGTTTTTTTCCGCGTTTTTTCCGGCAAAACTAATAATACACAGCAATCTTTAGTTTTTTCGCTAGACTTTCAAACGCCTTATCACGGTGTTCATAATAAATCGTCCTAGAAACATTCAACTTCCGTGACATACTCACCCAGTTATGTTTATCTACAGTCATATATCCTTCACGAAGAATTTGTTTCTCTATATAGTTCAGCTTGTCCACAGCATCTTCCACCTTCCACACAAACGCACACTGTTGAAACTCCTCTGTATGTTCAATAGATTGATAATCATCCTGTTCAACCATCTCCATAATCCGTCGCTTACGCTCATCAGACAGATTATTTCGGCACAACCGATACTTCCTCAGTGCTTTTAGCACATTCTTTTTTGTTTCCTCCATGTTCACCACTGGCACATTTATATCCAGCTCCATGTTGGTAAATACCTCTGCACATTTCATAATTTTTCTCACCCCTTTACCGCCCGGGAATTATTCAAACTCTTTATTTCTTCGGCATTTTCAGTAACCCTCGTTTTTTTAATTCCCTATATAAACCACTTACATGACAACCTACCTGTTTTGCAATGACTGGATATTCTATCCCCCGGTCATATAAAGCAACTGCTTTTTTACATCTGTCATCCCATTTTTCACATGGAGTTGCTCTCCGTTTAGGCTGGCCACCAAATATTTTTTTATCTAATCTAGCCAACTCTTTCCCTACCCTACAATGTTGGATACACTGTTGATACGGCGCTACATTGTGCTTACATCGTTTACAATACTGATTTTTCAACTTTAAAATCTGAATCCTTTTTTCTCTCGCATTCACAATACATCCTCCTCACCCTGATTTCTTTTCTCTATTATAACAAGAACTTGTCCCCCTCTATCCTTACATTCTTCTAACCCACTTTACAACATCTTACAATTACTTTTGCTCATCTACTTGGAGTTTCTTCTCTCCTTGTATAATAAATTAAACATTGTATATACTGTATATAGGCCTACTATTGAGAACTCTACTACCACATCAGCAATTAACAATTTACGCTCCCTAAAGGCCGAGCAGTTAGCTTTTGCTAGCTGCTTTTTCCTTAAAATAAATTAATTACATTTACCTGTTTCCTTTAACGTAATATTAAGTTAAAATATAAATGCTCGAATAAAACGAGCTGTTATACCCATTACCCTAGCCCTAGCCCTATCCCTACAGAGCTAGGGTTTTGTTATGAAACTAACACAAACGACAGAATATTCAGGAATACCTTCGTAATCGGTTCCAATAAGAAGCCCCTTTCCCTCTCTTCGCACATTCTGATCGCGTTAACACCGGTGTTGTTATTGCTACTTCCAATTCCCACTTCTGTCTTCTCACCCGATCGTATAACAATCTATAACTGATTCCATTCTCCTCCGCTTGTTGTATTTGCTCATCTGTAAAAACACGTTTTTTCTTTTGTTCTAGTATTTCTACTGTTTCTTTTGAATTCATAGGTCTTTGCGTTATCGCTCGATTTAAACTCCAACCTAATTCTATTCGCTTTTTGAATGTATTCTTAGCGACGCCGTTACTCAATGCTATATCTTTCACTTCACGCCAAAGATGATCTTTAATAGGTGGTGTATTAATCGCTCGTTCTTTCCTCCAACAAAAATCATAAATTCTAGACCTTAGCGTACTTGCACAAATCCCATTCCTCTCCGCCCTCTCATATTCATCCGGCGTAATATAATAATCATACGGTGATTTCATATCATCCATCCTCCTTCGATAGGTATTCTTCTATACTTGTTATTTTCGTTTCTAAGAGGGTTTATTTTATCGATCGACTTTGCTTGTAATGCAATCAACTCACACAAAGCAATCTGAGCAACCTCACCCCACTCGAATTGACTTTCATGCCCTAGCTTTCTCATAATCCTTGAGATACGCATTCATTTTATTCCTGAATCGTTCCTGAAAATAAAATTCAAGCTTGCTGATATCATCATCCAGGTGTAACACACCTTTTTCATACACCAAAAACTCCACAAGAAGGTAAGCACTCTTGATATCGTCTTTGTAGGCACAAACTAAGTAATCTTTCAGTTTCATGTTGCCGGTCTCTCTAAATTAACAAACTTATTAAACTCTTTTATAAAAGCAAGCTCCACTGTTCCGATCGGCCCATTACGTTGTTTCCCGATAATCACTTCGATTATATTTTTCGCTTCAGAATCTTTGTTGTAATAGTCATCTCGATACAGAAATGCAATGAGGTCTGCATCCTGCTCAATTGCCCCTGTCTCGCGTAAATCAGACATCATAGGTCTTTTATCCTGTCTGCTCTCAACGGCCCTAGAAAGCTGCGATAGGGCGATTACAGTGCAATCTAATTTACGAGCCATTAATTTGAGTGACCTCGATATTTCCGCCACTTCTTGTTGGCGATTATTTCCGTGTTTCCCGCTCCCTTTAATTAACTGGAGATAATCGATAATGATTACCAAATCACGATCAGGATTTTCTTTCCGTAATTCATTGGCTGTCCTGTATATATCGCCCACACTCTGTGTAGCCTCATCATCGATGTGTATATCTAATCCATTAATCGTCCCCATCGCCATTGCTGATTTCGACCAATCCTCGCCGTTAAAGAATTGCATTGGGTTCCGCATCTTCGAGGCATCAATATTCCCTTCCGCACAAATCATACGTTTCAACAAATCATTGGTTGGCGTTTCTAGCGAGTGGATACTGACAATTGCACCCTTTTTAATTTCTCCCGTACTTTTATCAACCGAATCCTTAGCCGCATTTTTCGCTACATTCAATGCAAAGGCTGTTTTCCCTAAACTCGGACGTGCCGCTATAATCATCAAATTCTGTCGTTGTAGGCCACTCGTCATCACATTAAGCGCTCCATATCCCGTATCAACACCTGTTAGCTCGCCATTCTCTTGTTGCATTCCCTCATACACATCTACCATTGCATCTCGTAAACTGAACTTTTCCTTTCTGCTGTGTGTTTGGATCTGCTCAATATCTTGTAAGATGGTTTGTGCTTTCTCAAAATCCTTTTGATTCGCCAAGACATTTTGTAGTTCACCGGATTTCCGAATCGATTCACGCACTTTCCAGTGGTCTAATACAATCTTTTCATGATGCTTAAAGTTAGCCGTAGTGACTACACATTCTGATATATGGGCAACGAAACGAAATCCTCCTACCGCATCGAACTGATCTTTCCTTTTTAAATTCTCCGCAACCTGTATCATCTCAATGGGTAACTCTTTCTCGTGTAGCTCCTTCATGATTGTAAATAGGATCTTATGTTGTTCGAAGAACAGATGTGATTCATTGATTATGGTTCCTTGCAGGAGGCTATTATCTTGAAATATCGCTCCTAAAATAGCTTCTTCCGCTTCTTGGTTGTAATGTTGCTTTTCCATCATCGTTCAATCCCCAATATGCTTCGCATTTCTTTTAAATACACTTCTCGCTCTTCTTTGGTTGCCAACTGATCTTGGCTATATTTACTCCAGTAGGCTCTCGTTTCTTGTATATTAGGTGCTACTTTATGTTCTTGATTCTTAATCTTGATAATGTCAGAAGGTTTAGGAGCGAACTTAGCTGTCTGGATATAGGCAATATAATTCGCTTTTATCTCCTCAAATTCATATTCTTTTAAAATGACCGTCCATGTATCTATCTTTTCTTGTGTAATATCAAAGTTTGTAAAAACGGCCTGAATCATTTTTAAAAGTTCAAACGTTTCTTTTTTAATCACTTAAATCAAACCCTTTCTGTTTGGCTTCCTTCTTCTTCTCCTTTTCTTTTTCTTCTTTTATTCTGACTATCAACTGATCGAATTGTTTTCTTAACTTAGAAGGAGATAAGATATTTGTTTTCCAGAATGAGTCTCGTTGAGACCATTTAATAACATATTGGATGTGTTCCTCTGTTCGCTTATCTCGTTCTCTCATTAATCTCATTTCATTAGCCCAAGATTCCAGATTGGGTTCTTTACAATTTTCGTTATTCTCTAACATGAGTTGGAATAATAGCTTTGCATTCTCCATGTCTGGAATTTCATATTTCAGACGAGAAGGTTTTATATTCTTTATATCTTTATCTATATCTTCTTCTAATTCTTTATCTTCTTCTGTTGCGTTACAGTACGTTACATGTAACGTTACATCTTTTTTAGCAGTCTCACCTTCAAGTGCAAGCTGTTCTTGTTCCTTTTTTTCTCTATGTTTACGTACTCTTTTAGCTGTTTGTAATCGTATTTTTTCCATACCATCAATATTTTGATGTTTTTCCCAGTTCGCAATAAAAATGAAGTTATGATTTGTTATCTCAATCATCCTGTATCTCTCAAATGTAGTTAAAGCAAGTCTGACGGTTTGTAAAGGTCTATCAAATATAGTCGAAAGCATCTCATCAGTGTACGGGATGTTTTCATTCAGATATACCCCTCCCGTTGCATTTGTTTTCCCAGCCAAAGATAACAACTTAATCCAGATAATGAGAATCGTATCCGCCTCCGGCAAACTCTCGATCAATTTGATTTTTTCATCTTCAAACATACTAGTAGATAACTTGATCCATTTAATATTACTCATTCAACTAACTCCTTTTCCTCAATATAAAAGTAATCATACTCGGCACCTATTGAATCCAGTAAAGCTAGCTTCGCATCTAACTCCTGAGCAAAAACCGCTTCAATCTTCACTGCACAATCACCGCAATAGGTAAAAGTCTCACGAATTAATACATAAACCATCATCTTATCCCTCCTTCGGTCGATAGCTATCTTCCCACTTCCCTAGCACGTTTAATGCCTCAGAAGCTTGCGCTTTTGCAAGCTCTGTAAATGACGTAAAGCCTACCTTATTTTTAATGGCTTCCTCCGTTATTTCGTTGCTTTGCCCTGTCCATTTACTGATATTTGCTATCTTAGCCCTCATTGCTTTCTTTTGGGCATCTGATGCCGCAACAGAGTTCGTATCACTCTTTGGAACCTGCTTACTCCATGAGTTATTCTCTTTTCCTCTTCCTCCCATACTGCGAATTTCCTCAGTTGTATTCCCCTGTCTCTGAGACGCATGATTTCCATCGTCATCATCCTCAGAGCTAATACCCAGCATCGCAGTTAAACTGTAGCGTCTGCCATACGTGATAGCTGATCCACACCCTTGTGCTGTATAATTCTTCGATCCGCCCTTACCAACCTGATAAGCTGGTAAAATAAGCGGCTCGCTCTCAATCCATTCTCCCGATTCATGAGTTACGAGCGTTTTGATTACAACGTTCTCTCCCTCACTTCCCGTGGACTGCAAGAAGGATAATCCATGTTTAGATAGAATTGGTTTCACTTCGTTTATAACCACGTCTAGGGGTGCGTATGAGCTTCTGAACTGTGGGTTTGTTGCTGTATTTTTAGGGTTGTTTACTTCCGCTTGGAACTTTGTAAATGCCCCTGCTATCTCTTTAATAGAATCACTCATTCTCATTGGATTCTCACGCTCTCACCTTGTTCTAACGTAATTCCTTCCCATTTCATTCCCTGTTTTAATGCCTCTTTCAGGCCAGTAGTATCCACTTTCGGTTCCTGCGGAATCATAAACTCAGGTGGAATCACAGCATCATCTGCAATTTTCAAGCTTGCTTGGTTCTTTTGAAGACTTACTGTTGCAAGTGTCCCTTCAATTTTTCGTTTCCCTGCAGCAATCATTTGCTGTTCGGTGTAATTCCTCAAGCTCTTACAATTGTTTTCTAGTGACTTTCTACGATCTGCTAGACGCTTTTCTTCTGTTTTGATAGCTTTTGCTTTAGCCTCAAAGTTACGAATCACTAAAGCTATATTGTGTACTTTGTCCTCGATTGCTTCTTCAATCGCTTGTAATGTATCTTCTAATTCTGTCGGGTCCACTCCATCCTCTATCATCATTTGTAGTTGGTTCCAGCTACTTGTTAATTCGTATAGTTTCATGGTTATTGAACCTCCGAGATTTCTTTTTTATGCCACAATCGTCACATACAATTTCATCAGGTGCGTAATCATATGTGTCTAGTTCCATATCTGAACTACCACAATTCTCACATTTCATTATTTTTACTAATCCTTCCTTGGAAATCTCTCTGATTAGAACATCCATAATTTCACAACCTCCTAAAATGGCATTCTCTTTTCCTGTTTAGTCATTTCGTACACTTCGATAAGTGCCTGTAACCCATACTCATAAGCAATAACCATACAAATAGATTCAGGGTCTGTAGAACGCTTATATTGGGCAATTAGCCCCCTTAAAATAGCTATCTCATTTTCAATCTTTTGTTGTAAACTCATCTCACTCACCTGCCGTTCTTTCCTCAAATCCAAGACTGGAAATTAAGTACTGCACCACATTCTCTCTCAGAAGTACCTCGCCATCTGGAGATACCAAAATATCGTCATTGGCAAATACTTCAGATCCACATAAATCCTCAACAGGTATTGGCTCATACTCTTGCGGATCCTTAATCCCGTAACCGTTATGCATGACCATTGGATTTTCGATCATTTTCCAGCCCTCCTCATTTCAAATGCCTATACCACATCATCACCTCATGTGATATACTAGGTACTCTTTTGTTTTCAAGTAACCCACTGCAATGGGTTTCTTTTTTGCTCATTAAACATAGTTTTCACACCTAAAAAGTATGATTTTATGTTCCAATGACGCTCTACTTAACTGGCCTGTTACGATTTCACTAAAACTCTACTGGACAATCGATGCGCTTCTGCACATAACCGAAACATCGGTTTATTCTCCTTAAGCATAGCTTTCCATTGTACCTCAACAACCATATCTCTATTATCTACAACTTTTTGTCTTATCAATTTACGTTTTTGCTCTGGCTTCATATCTCGCCATTTCTGACCACATATTTTCATTTTTATTTCCCCTCATTTCCAATGTGAATTTTATGGATAAACTGTTAGTAAGTTGTGGATTCCCCTACTCTACATCCTTTTCCCATTCTAGAATGGTTGCAATGAGAATGGATAATTCCGCTCTATCTCGTGCTGTTTCTAGTACCCCAGCATATTTCTTCAATGAAACCATCAATCTTTCCAATTCCAAATTAGGTTTCTAACCAGCTGTTACGGTTTTAATATCTTTGTTATTTTAGCTAAGTTTTCCATCTCCTTTTCCCCTCCATTCTTTATTCCGAATCATCGTCTTCTTCCAGAACTTCATAATCATATGACACTTGATCATAAACAAATCGTTCAACTTCCCAATCAATCATAGAAGGGTCAGAAATTTCAATCTCGGTCTCTTCCAAACAACCTAATGCATCTATCGTTACGAGGACTTTCATGTATTACACATCTCCCTTCGCTTTTCGCCATATTGGAAACTTTTATCTGTTTTTTTATTTTTCATATCTTGCTATAATGACTTGAAGGCAATTTATTCAAAGGTGTAATTGAGTCTTACGTATGTGCACTTCAAGTAGTTTCTGTAAAAAGTCCTAGTTTCTAGGGCTTTTTACACTTTCTAGAGCATGTACTACCACTGTTCTTCCACTTCCTCTAAACCGTATGTTTCTGCTAACTCCAATTCATCGTAATCAACATCACTCTGCGTATAGTAATCCTTACGCTCATATGCTTCCTCTTTGCTATCGAACATCCCGAAGTCTAATTCATCTCCGAATCTAGAATAGGCTTGCAAGCTATATCGAATTGTTCCACATGCGAATGTGAGTTTAGTGACAACGAATTGTAATTCATCTCCGAATGTTGTTTCTTCATCGTTGCATGCTTATAATAACTGTGATGCGGTTTTTATGAGACCTTCTAAATACTGTTCGCGTGACTCATAATCCTTTCTTATATTTCCGTCTCGACCTATAAGAATAACTTCATACTCACTTTTTACATCTACTGATGCTGATTGTAATAATTCAATTACTGTTTTTAATTGACTCATGTTGGTTTTCCTCCATCTTTTTGCGTTCTTCCTCCGCGCGTCTTTTTAAAATGCGTGGGATTGACGTCCTCACAAAAAACTCAGTCATTTCTCGGTGTGTTCTTTCGCTAATTTGAGGCGGTTTCACTATAATTTCTGTCATCGCTTCCCCCTTACAAAGCCTGTACTTGATATTTAAATGCCATATCTTTCACTACCGCCAAATAAATTTCGAGAAGTTTCTTATCCTCTCCAATAACATCCAGCTTTGAAACTTTATTGATTCGCGATTTAGATACACCTTCAAGTGCCATATTCTTTTGTTTATTCGTTAAACGCCTTTGTAAATTAGAACCTGCACGTTGATCTAACATGTCGTAACTTTCATTCTTAATCGTCTTATACATTTCGTATCCACCTTGTTTGATCGCAATTCGATTTAAGAGTCTGTTGACATCTTTACGCCAATCTGTCGTATTAAGAGCGACAATCTCACTAATGTTTTCAACCTTTTCTTTGGTTTCGGTAACCTCTTTACTCAGGCGCTTTTGCTCTATTTCTTGATTCGCTAGTACCGTAAACATTTGATTGAACATTTGGAGTTCTGGGCTTAGTTGTTTAGTATCGAGTTTCTTTTTGAGATATTCTTTCATACGCTTAAATTCTTGAATAAACTTTATCTTCATCTGAACCGCTTCTTTTGTGTTGTAACTCATTGCAACCAATGTAAACGCTTCTTCTGTTAAGTTGTACTTTGGATATTCTTTTCCTCGCTTTTGATATTTTGACTCGTAAAAATTCACGAGCGAAAATTCTTCCCCTGCATATTCAATTTGTTTCCGTATATCTTTCAAAACATTATCATGAGTTTTCTTAAACATCTCAGCAATCACCAAACTATCTGTAACTATCTCTCCTTTGTTTTCAAATACTAATGATTGTTCTTGTACTACTGTTAATTGTTCTGTCATTCCAGTTCAACTCCTATGCTATTTTGTATTTCCGAAAAAAATCGGATTGATTACCAAAAAAAATATTTTCAACCGGAATTTTATAAATTTCTTCAATTTTAATAAAAAAACGACGGGGGATATTCGAAGAATCTTTTTCATACTTAGATAAAGTATCTTTATTGACTCCGAACTCTTTAGCTGCTTCAACTAACTTATATCCAGCATTAACCCTCGCTGCTCTTAACGTGATTTTCAACATCTCCATCACCTCCTCGACGTCACACGTTAAATATATCCGAATTTTATCGGAATGTCAATGTTTTTTGTCCGATTTTTTTCGTAATAATTATACAACAAACAGATTTATACGTATTTTTTCGGATTTATTATTGGAAATACGTATTTTTTCGGATATAATACAAATAACTAGTAAGGAGGTGATAAATAATGTTAGATAGAAAATTGCCATTAAAAAAAGAAATCGCGGAAAATATCAAACACTTAATGAAACAACGAGGATGGACTCAACTTAAATTAAGTAAAGAATCTGGTATTTCTAAAAGTACTCTTTCTGACTACCTAAACTGCAAAACCCTAATCAATCCTGGAAATGTAGAAAAAATAGCAACCGCACTTAATGTAACTAAATCTAAAATCGACCCAAGTTTTTCCACATCCGCCATAAAAGAAGATGAGGACATGAAAAAAACTCAAAAAAAAGAAGACGAAAACATCAAGACTATCGCCGCTCACTTAGAAGGAAAAGACATAACTGACGAAAAAATGGAAGATGTATTAAATTACATCGATTTTATATTCAGAGATCAATTTGATAAAAAATAGGCGGTGATAAAATTGTTTACCTATTACGAAAAACTATTATGCGAATATGAAGATGAAGTTCAAGTGAAAGAAACAAAATTATCACATGGTTTTAAAGGGTTATATTATGATGGAGATATTTTAATCGAATCAAGACTTACAGAAAATGAAAAGCACTGTATTCTAGCTGAAGAAATAGGCCATCATTTTACTTCGAGTGGAAATATAATTGATCAAAAAAAATGCGCTAATAGACAACAAGAACTAAAAGCTAGAAATTGGGCTTACGAAAAAATTATTCCCCTTTCAGATTTAGTAAACGCTCAAAAAGCTTACTGTGCTAATTATTATGAAATTGCGGAATACCTTTGTGTATCACAGGAATTTTTAGAAGAAGCCTTAACATATTATTTTCAGAGATACGGGCATAAAGTGAGATGGAGAAATTACTTAATAACGTTCGAACCTCTAAATATTGTCAAATTATAAACTACTTAAAATAAACACTTATTATGAAAAGAGGACTACTAATGAAACTAAAAGATGTAGCACATCAACAAACGGACGAATTTTTAGAAATGGTGCGAGGCGGTCAAGACTGTACACTAAAAGTTTATTCCTTAGGCGAATACAGTGTATTGTATTCTTATAACAATTCATCTCAACATGCTAGTGTATCCCATAGCCATAAAGATGTAAGTCACGAAATAATTAAAATCATTGTTACAAGGTTGCTAAAAACAAGAATTGAAAATGTACAAATTTTTCGTGTTCCTAATAGTAACGTCGTACATTTCAATGTCAATAATACTGAAATAAAAGTATTACATTAAAGGAGTGAACATAATGACAGTAGGTATATACATTCGAGTAAGTACACAAGAACAAGCTTCTGAGGGCCATTCCATTGACTCTCAGAAAGAAAGACTCGCTTCCTATTGTAATATTCAGGGGTGGGAAGATTACCGCTTTTATGTGGAAGAAGGTATTTCGGGTAAGAGCACCAATCGCCCTAAACTCCAACTTTTAATGGATCATATCGAAAAAAGTCAAATTAATACATTGTTAGTATACAGATTAGACAGACTTACCCGTTCGGTGATTGATTTACACAAACTTTTAAACTTTCTAAACTTGCATAACTGTGCGCTTAAATCTGCCACTGAAACATACGATACAACCACAGCTAATGGACGCATGTTTATGGGGATTGTTGCTCTCTTAGCTCAATGGGAATCAGAAAATATGTCTGAACGAATAAAATTAAATCTTGAACACAAAGTATTGGTTGAAGGTGAACGCGTAGGGGCTGTTCCTTACGGATTCGATTTATCAGATGATGAAAAGCTAATTAAAAATGAAAAATCACCTATCTTATTAGACATGGTAAAAAAAGTTGAAAGTGGTTGGTCCGCAAACCGGGTAGCTAACTACCTTAACTTAACAAACAACGATCGAAATTGGACAGCTAATGCTATTTTCCGATTATTAAGAAACCCGGCAATTTATGGTGCTACCAAATGGAATGATAAAATTGCTGAAAAGACACATGAAGGTATTATTGATAAAGAACGATTCGTGCGTTTACAACAGATATTCTCTGATAGATCCATACATCACAGACGAGATGTAAAGAGCACTTATATATTCCAAGGTGTATTGCACTGTCCTAATTGCAGCAATAAACTTTCAGTAAATCGTTTCAACAGAAAACGAAAAGACGGATCAGAATATCATGGTGTTATTTATAGATGCCAACCTTGTGCGAAACAAAATAAAATGAACTTCACTATTGGTGAAGCTAGATTCTCGAAAGCTTTAATTGAGTATATGGCAAGAGTTGAATTTCAGCCTCAAGAGGAAGAAATTACGTCTACTAAAAGCGGACGTGATATTCATCAAAGTCAACTACAACAAATCGAAAGAAAACGTGGGAAGTATCAAAAAGCATGGGCTTCAGATTTAATTAGTGATACCGAATTCGAGAAATTGATGAATGAAACTCGTTATGCTTATGATGAATGCAAAAAGAAACTCCATGAATGCGAAGAACCAATAAAACAAGATATAGAAAGATTAAAAGAAATTGTCTTTGTTTTCAATGAAACATTTAATGATTTAACGCAGGATGAAAAAAAAGAATTCATATCACGTTTCATAAGGAATATTCGTTACACTACACAAGAACAACAACCGATTAGAACAGACCAAAGCAAAAGTAGAAAAGGGAAACCGAAAGTTATTATTACTGAGGTTGAATTCTATTAA